GAAAATTACCGTCTCCTCGACGGCGCCTTCGTCGCCATCCGTCAACGATCTGTGGGTGAACACGACATGAGCTTTGGCGACGAAATCAAGGTCGGCACCGGCACCGTCACCGTCGTCACCACGAGCAACGGCGGCCATCCGCCGGAGTTCTTCGCGCTGCGCATCGTCGATCGGCTGATTGTGGTAGCAGACAACGCGCCGCAGCCGATCCGAGACCAGGCGCTGGCATTCAGAGAGCAGATGCTGGCCATCGTGCTGGACGGTCTCACGCGCGCCATCGCGTCGGATCGCGCCTATCGGAAGTAAAGGAGGAAACAAAAAATGGCATTCAGCGGCAACTTCGTGTGCAGCTCGTTCAAGCAGGATCTGCTGGCGGGCCGCATGAACTTTTCCACATCGGGCGGCAACTCGTTCAAGCTGGCGCTCTACACCAATACGGCGACATTGGATGCCTCGACCACCGCTTACACGACATCGGGCGAGCATGCCGCGACCGGCACCTACACCGCCAACGGCAAGGTGTTGACCGTGCCGGCCTCGATGCCCTCGCTCACCACCACGACGGCATGGACCGACTTTGACGACCTGACCTGGTCGGCGTCGACGATCACGGCCAGGGGTGCGCTGATCTACAACGATACGCTGACCACGCCGGTTGCCGACGCGGCGGTGGTGGTGCTGGATTTCCTCGCCGACAAGACGTCGAGCGCGGGCGATTTTAGCATACAATTTCCGGCTGCAAATTCGACGTCTGCAATCATACGTATAGGCTAATGATTGTGGTTTTGTTCAAATGGCGTGGCCCATCGACAATTGCCCGGTTCATACGGACCATCGTTATCGATGCGATCAATGGTGTGCCCGGCCGGCCGGTCTCCCATGTCGGCGAGGAAGTTCTCGAACGAATGTCGCCAGCGGTCACAGACGACAATCCCGCGCCCGCCCCATTCCGGATAGCGGGGGAAGTTCTTATTGTGGCAGCGCTGGCGCATGTTTTGCCACGATATGTAAGCCGGACTGGCTGGACGGAATCGATGGCCAGATTGATTGTGCGTTGTCCGAGCGCGAACCCATGCCTGTCGCTTTTCACAACCGCACGATTTGGAATTGCCGCTCCGGAGATTGCCCGTCGTCGCCAGCGTTTGGCCGCCGCAATCGCAGACACATTGCCAAAGCCGTTTCCGGATCTGTCGCTTATCCGACAGAGCAACGACAACGAGCATGCCGAACCGTTCGCCAATCATGAGCGATTTCACCATACAATAATGGCGAGGTCAATCTGATGGCTAACGTCTACATTTATAGCGGCGCGGTGGGCGCGGGAACGGGGGCCGACTGGGCCAACGCCTATACAACACTGGCGGCGGCGTTCGCCGCTAAAGCTGCGGGCGATACATTCTGGCTTGCGAATGACCATGCGGAGACGCAAGGCTCGGCCATGGCGCTGACTTCGCCAGGAACATCCGTAAGCCCGTGCTTTGTCTACTGCGTCAATCGTGCAGGTTCCGTGCCGCCGGTCTCAGCCGATCTCCGGACCACGGCGACTATTACCACGACCGGCAGTTTTACGATCACCTATGCCGGCGTTGTCGCAATCTGTTATGGGGTCACCATAACCGTCGGAGGCACTTCAGGAGCTGCCAATCACCTTTTTACGGGTGGCGCATTCGATTGGCATTTTGTCAGCTCTGCCATCCTACTTACCAACAATTTCAGCAACGCACTCATTCAGGTTGGGGTGACTGGAAATCTGGTCGAGCGGTTAATCCTGGAAAATACCACGGTCCAATTCGGCAATACGGGGCAAAGCATCAGCCTGCGAAACGGGGTTTTTATCTGGAAGAATACCGTCAGCGCTATCAGCGGCGCTACCCTGCCGAACACGCTGATAACATCCGGTTTTGCCAATAAGTTTAGTTGTTTTGTTCAGGGAGTCGATCTGTCCGCGCTGGGTTCGGGCAAAACTATCGTGGGGGCGATCACCTCTTCCTCCCTGGTGCAGGTGATGGATTGCAAGTTGGGTGCGTCAGTGACAAAAGCGGCAACTCCTACCGTTCCCGCTGCTAACGCGATCTTTCTACGCACGGATAGCGCCGATACAAATTATCTCGTTGAGAATTTTGCATATGAAGGCACCCAAACCACCGAGACGACCATCGTGCGCTCGGGCGGCGCGACAGACGGCACCACGGCTGTCGCCTGGAAGATCGTCACCACGGCCAACAGCCGGTGGGAGTCTTCATTCGAGTGCCTGCCGATCTCGATCTGGAACGAGACGATCGGCAGCGCCATCACGGTCACCATTCAGGGCATATGGGGCGGCGGCGCGGTCCCGCTCAACGATGAGGTCTGGATCGATGTCGAATATCTCGGCACATCGGGCTTTCCGCTGGCTTCCAAAGCCACCAGCACCAAGGCCAATGGGCTGGCGGCTGGATCGGCCATTCCTGCTGGTTCCGGCACCTGGGGCGGCTCGACGACAAAATTCGCCATGGCTGCGACCTTCACACCACAGGAGAAGGGACCGCTGACGATCTACGTGAAGTCAGCGAAGGTTTCTTCCACGTTCTACATCGATCCGAAGCCCGTGGTGACCTGAAATGGCCTGGTCGATCGTTGGCGTCTCGACCTCGGTCGAGGTCACGGCGACCAGCCACACGCTGACAGTCCCGGCGGGCATCGCACAGGGCGACCTGCTGGTCGCGTGCATTTCTTCGCGCATTGCCTCGACGACCTCGATCACGCTGCCGACAGGCGGCGAATGGACGCTGATCGGCGAGCAGAAAGCCAACAATGTCCTGACGACATCGTCCGCGCTGCCATCGGCCATGATGGCCTGGTGCGTGCGGGGCGCATCGAATCCGAACCTGACATTTACCCATCCAACAGCGCCAAGTGTCGCGATTGGCCACATCGTCGCCTATCGCGGCGGTGTGACTGCCAGCCCGCGCGACGGCGCCGCTGCCGCAGCAACTACGGCGATCAATGTTACCGCGGTCAGTCTCGCCGGTTTAACGACGACCGTTGCCAATGATCTGATCGTCGCCATGGCGGCTGGCGGGCAGGAAGCGGCCTGGACATCGTTCAATGCAACGAGCCCATCCGGGGCGAGCGGCGCGGTCGATACCACCACCGCGCCATCGGCGACATGGCGGAAACGAGCGGAAATCATCACCACGACCGGCGGCGATACGTCATTGGGCGTATTCGATGCAGTCAAGACGGCGGCGGGCGCAACCGGCAATTTTACCGTTACGGCGAGTATCGCTGCCGGCCATTCTATCGTAGCCGGAGCGTTCAAGATCGGCGTGGCGGTCAGCGCCAGCGTCACTGGTCAAGCGGTTACTGCTTCGGCCGGTGTGGCGACAGTATCAGCGGCGGCAATGGCCAGCGTCACCGGCCAGGCTGTCACGGCATCGGTCGGCACCGCTTCCGTTAATGCGATCCAGAATATTAGCACGGTCGTTACCGGCCAGGCTGTCACGGCATCGGTCGGCACTGTCACGGCCATCGTTCCCTTTACCGGCCAGCGCTCCTGGTTCATCGGCTCGCCGCTCGGCGGGACTTATATCGCCGAAACCGGTGATGACAGTTACGCACTGCCGACCGGCTACGTCACCGAGACTTCTGGTGTGGCTGTCGGCATAAGTGTTTCGGTCGATGTCAGCGGCCAGTCCGTCACTGCCACGACTGGTAGCGTCACCGTTGCGGCGGCGCAGCAGGCAACCGCCAGCGTCACCGGTCAGGCGGCTACGGTCTCTGTCGGCAACGTATCTGTCACAACTACAAACGCCGTTGCGGTTCCAGTCATCGGCCAGGCCGTCACTGCATCTGTCGGAACCGCTACCGTCACTGCGAATCAGACTGTTGGCATCACTGTCGCCGGTCAGGCAGTGACCGCTGCGGTTGGCACGGTCACGGTCGATATTCCAGGCGCAGCCTTTACCGGCCAGCGTTCGTATTTCATCGGGTCGCAGTTTGGCGGCGCCTATGTCAACGAGACTGCCGCCATCAGTTATGCTCTATCGGCCAGCTACGTCACCGAGACTTCTGGCGTCGCAGTCGCCGCTGGCCTTATCTCCGTCTGGACCGGCTCTGCCTGGGCCGACAAACCAATGATGGTCTGGACGGGCAGCACATGGGCGCAGAAACCGGTCAAGCATTGGAATGGCTCGGCATGGGTATGAAGCCGGGACATCGCCAGGCCAGGCCGACGTTAGCCACGGTCGACAATCCCTATTTCTCGGCCGACCATCCGGAAAGCCGCGACAATCCGCGCCAGGTCGAGGCGGTCGTTAATCTCAGGGAATGGTCGGTGGCGACTCTTGCCGCGCATGGCGTGCTCGATGCCGATCAGGTGGCGGCAGCCTTCCGTTTCCGCAATGCCTGGGAAACCGTCCAGGAAGCCCGCCAGGCGTCGTTTGGCTTTTCCGAGTGGATTGATGCCGGATGCCGCCCGCCGGGCCTCAGCGAGCGCCGCTTGGCTGCTGCGGGCCTATTGCGGCAATGTCGAAGGCTGCTGGGCGCGCATGGCTATCATCTGGTCAGCCGGATCTGCGGCGAGGGTTTCCACGTCCGCGACCTCTATCCAACGCGGCGCCAGCGGGATATGGCGGTGGACCTTCTCAAGATTCATCTCAGTGAGCTTGCGGCGCTGTGGCATTGACACGCGCGCACGTTTGACGGACTCTGCTGCTATTCCCAAAAATTGTGAGCGCTAAAAGATGCCCGCCAAGTTCGGCGCCGGGCAGCTCGTAGAGCTGGTCGCCTTTGACAAAAGAGAAGTTATTTCGGACGGCTATGGAAACGAGGTCGCCGGCGACTGGACCGAGCAGTTTCAGCACCGCGCCAAGTTCATCAATCTGCGCGCTTCCGAAACGGTGATGGCTGGACGCCTGGAAAGCCACGGCTCCATCATCATCCAGGTGCGCGCCTCGGACGATACCAGGCAGATCGCCGTTGACTGGCAGGCGCGCGATGTGCGCCGCGGCACCTCCTACAACATCCGCGATGTCCAGCAGGACAAAAGCCGGGCGATCTTCGACCTGCTTGCGGAATCCAACGTCAATACCGGCTGACGGCGGAGCCGCCTTCTTAGCCTTCCACTTGAATGGCGGCTCCTCTTTCCTGGGCTCCTCTTTGCCAGTGCACTGGCGACGGAAGGTGACAGGGGCGAGGAAATGGAGCGGATCATAACATAGATGACCTGCATCTCCTGCCAGGAACGCCGCGAGGCGATCGCCAGGATCGCGGCGCGCGTCGGCATCATCGTGTTTGGCGGCAAGCGCGTGCTGGCCGCGCCGTCAGCGCGGCGTGATGGCGTAAGCGGCGGCGCCGGCAGCGAGAAAGCAGATGATGACCGTGGCGAAAGTCCAGGCGTCCATCAGGGTCCAAGCCTCCTGAGGGTCAAGTGACCCGCATAATGTAGGGCGAAGGAGATTACGAAGCAAATGACGACCTTTGCCGGCGTTACCGTGCCGCTGATCATCGGCGCGAAGCCGCCGATCGCCGCTAGGGCAATCGCCAGGCCATTGAAGTAATTCGCTGTCAGCTTGATCCGTTCTTCGCGCGCATTCGCCATGCTCCGACCATAACCCAAAAAGGCTTAAGAAACAGTGGCTAACCCCGAACTTGAAATTCAGGGCGCGATCGTCGCGCGGCTGAAGGCGGACTCCGCCGTCACCGCGCTGGTCAACGGCCGCGTCTACGACAGCGTGCCGTCCGGGGCGGCCTTCCCTTACATCACCATCGGGCCGGTCGATTCGGTCGATGACGATGCCGATTGCATTACCGGCCTGCTGGTAGCGCAGCAGATCGATATCTGGTCAAGAGCGGTCGGCTATCCCCAGGCCAAGCAGATCGTCGATGCGGTGCGCGCAGCGCTGCACGGCCAGGAAGCGGCGCTGCCGCTTGCCACCAATGGCATGGCCTATTTCGAGCACCGCAACAGCCGCGTGAACCGCGATCCGGACGGTTTAACGTCTCATGGGATTCTCAGCTTTGAAGCAAGCGTGCAACGTACCTGATATGAAAGGATAAACCTATGGTTGCGCCAGTAGTTGCAAAATTTGGCAAGATGTTAATCGAACTCGGAGATGACGCCACGCCGACGGTCTATGCCGCGCCCTGCGGCTTTACATCAAAGGGCGTCACTATCTCTAAGAATTTGCAGGAAATTAATCTGCCCGACTGCACCGACCCAGACGCCCCAACTTGGGTTGGCCGCACAGTCCAAAGTCAAACCTGCACGATTACCGGCGATGGTGTGGCTGCAGCCGAGAGTTGTCCGGACTGGGACGATGCAAGCATGAGTACAGATAGTGTGCCAATGCGCGTCACCATTGATTTCGGCGCCGGCGCCGGCAAGAAGGTGATCGAGGGCAAGTTCCACGTCGATTCGGAGGCCTTCGCGGCCGACAGCGGCGGCTATGTGACACTTGCCATCAACGCCCAGTCGGATGGCGCCGTCACCGCCACATGGACCGCGACGCCATGATCAGCGACGGATCCGCGGTGCTTTCGGCGGGCGGCCGCGACTGGTCGTTCCGCCTGACTGTCGGCCAGTGGATGAAATTGCAGCAAAGTTTCGGCGGTGGGCCGCAAAAGATATCGGGCCGCTTTTCCGGCGAGGATTGGCGCATCGAGGACGTGCGCGAGATCATCGAGCGTGGCCTTGAAGGCGGCGGGCTATCGGGCAACGAGGCGCGCGAGACGGCCACTCAGATCATGGACAGTCAGCCGCTCGATACGAACTACCACCTGGCCATCGATGTCATGGGTGCTGCCTGGACAGGGCTTGAGGAATATCTGAAAAAAAAAGCCATGGTCGCAGCCGCGACGATCGCCCTATCGCAGATCGCGACGT